AAAGGATAATAGGTTGATTAATTTGCCATTTATCTATGTTAAAATGATCTTGTAAAGCCGATACACAATTTGTTAAAACATCTTTATTTGAAAAACCACTATTTACAATAATATCAAAATTAATACCAATGTTAATATAATAAGCATCTTTAATATTAATAGCATCAGTAACCATTTTATATTGGTTTATATAAGTTACTAAGTTATTTTTTAAAGTTAAAGACCCTGTAGTGATTTGTTTATTACTATTATATGATAAAACATATAAATCTAATGCTAATGGATTATTATTTTGAGTATAAGCTACTGTTTGTTGTGGACTTTTATATAAATCTTGTGAAATATAAGCCTTAGCTACAGTACCATAATCAGCAGGCATAGACATTGCTCTTACAATATAGTCATCTTTAGTTACAGCTCTTAATTGAGTTGAATAAGCGTATAAAGCATTTTGTCTAATTTCTTCAGCTGTATCTCCATTTCTACCTCCTGATGATGGTATTGGGTTGTTTGATACAATACTATCAGATGCAGAAGCAGCTAATGCCGCATTTGGTGGAGTACCATTTTTAAAGTAAACTCCTGTTTTATCTATAATAGTTAAATCATTAGCGGGTACATTTGATGTAATACCACCACCTACTATATAATTTACTGTTAATGATCCTGATGGTATTAATCCATATTCTTGAGTAAAGAAAGTGGAAGCTTCATTGTAATTATTAGTTAATAATGAAATACCAGGTACAACTCCAGATTGAATAGAAGAAGGAGTTGGAATAATTTGAGTATCAGATTTATCTTTAGTTAATCCAGCACCAAATTCTAATTGTAACGTATTATCTGAAAGAATTCTAGATACATAACGTCTAGGCGCTCTTTGTAATTGTAATAAATAAGGTACTTGATCAGTTGAAAAGTTAGGATTAGCGATTTGTTGAAATATCGATGATTGAGCTAAATAAGGAACTTCATACCATAAGCTACCATCACTAGCTGTTACGTTTAATACTTGTAAAATATTAGTATCAACAACATTAGCAGTTGCAAACTTCTGATTAGCTCCAGTATCAACTGTAGTTGATTTTATTTCAGCTGAAATGGCAGGAACTGTTTTTTTAAATAAATAAAAATTATTATTTACAAAAGTAATTTCAGTACTTCCTGTATCTGTAAAGTCAATTGTTTGTGTTGTTAAAAACTTAGTACCAGTACTAGTTGAAGTTAAAGATGTATTTTCAGGAATAATTAAACCATATGTAGTATAATCAGGAACAATTACTCCTAAGTTAGTAACAGAAGGAATTAATTGATAAACGTCAACAACAGTGTTTGAAGCATAAGATGCTTTAGGACGATAACCCATAACATATGACATTGCATATAGGTTTTCTTTTTCCTTAGCATACAATAAGAAGTTTTCTTGTACTTGAGTATCTAAATAAAATGACATTACATCACCAACATATGATGCCATTTCAATAAACATGTTTCCTGGTGTTGCTTCTGTAAAGTCATTATAAGTTGCAGGAAAGTATGTTTTAGCATACTGTTGTAACGATGATTTAAAATCGGTGAAAGTTTTATTTAGATATGATATGTTTTGTTCTTCAGACATTATTATTGAAATTGTACTGTTACTTGATCAGGGGTTTGAGATATTCTTAAAATATAATTTATCGTTAAATCTATAGCATTGAAGTCAGTATTAGGAACTATTATAATATCTGTTACTGATACTTCAGGAACAAATACTGCAATGCTATTAGCCAAACTTTCTTTTAAATTGTTTATATTACTTTCAGTAATACCTTCAAATATAAATCTTTTTAAATCACAACCGAAAGTAGGATTCATTACTCTTTCACCTGCATCTGTTAATAATAAATTAACTAGATTAGATTTAATTTGATCTTTAGTTGTATATGTACTTTTAAATACACCAGGTGCATTAAAAGGTAATGCCACACCAATAGCAATATTACCCTGTAAATCTAAGGGATTAACGCGTGTGGTTTGTGGTATTGGCATATTATCCTAAATTTCTTAATCCTGATAAATCTTGAGCAGTCATGTTAGCGCCTGCATCTTCAATAAAAGCCATAAAAGGATTATCTGAAGATGAATCTACTTTTAATGCAGGGGTAGATGGTTGTTCATACCCAAACATAGCTCCCATTTTACTGCGTAAAGATGATTTAGCCTCAACATTGCCTGTTGGAACATCACTACTAGTAAAACTAAATGTTTTATTTTCGTTTAATTCTTGTTTTTTCTGTTCTAACAAAAGAATACCGATTTCTTCACGAACGGCTTCGCGAACTGCTTCTTTAATTAATTGTTTAAATACTTTTGCATTCATAATTATAAATATTTTATCCTTGTAAGTTTCGTTGATCAATAACTAGTTTTAGCTGATCTACTAAGTCATTTGGGTCTAGTGTAAATGATAATTCGCTTTTAATTACATCTACACCGTCACGATCAATAGCTACGGCATAGCGGCGTTTATTACCTTTTACAACAAATGCTTGGTTTTGTTCTTCTTTAATTTGAAATTTAAATCCTTTATATGGAGGAAATTCATTAATTCCTACTGGTGAGAAGAAATTAGTCAGATCAGTTAATTGTTGTTGGTTTAGATTATTTAAAGTTTTATCATCTAAATTTTGACTAATATTTTGTAATCTTAATATTAATTCATTTAATTCATTTAATTCATTTTCTAAAGCTATAGTAGCTATAGACAATACTATATTTAAAGCAGATATTAATCTTTGTGCTTTTTCTAAAGTTTTAACAATCCTAACAATTAAATTTACAGGTACACCAATACCAGGAGGTACAGCAGTTGGTATAGGAATTGCGGATAATATACTAACAATAGCATTAAATATTGTTATGTAAAGATTAATTTGTTGTATTGTTTTTTGTAGACTAGTTAATTTATTAATACTGTTATTTATTAATGTAACTGTATTATTTCTTAAATTAGTAGCAATAGCAATTTGGTCTGGTGTTTGTGCTATTTCTATATAAGCATTTACTTGGTCTACTAATATTTCTAATTTTTGTCTTTGAGATATTATACTAGCAAATTTATTAGCAAGTTGAAGGGCAATAATAGGAGCTAAAGTTTTAGCAGCATTGGTTGCTACTTTTTTAATTAAATCTCTTCTTGCTTTTGCTTTTTCAGCTTTTGTTCTTGATCTTCTAGCTAATCTTCTAGCTTTTCTTGCATTTGCTCTTTCTTTTATTTTTCTAAAAGGATCAGCAATTATATTTTTTAAATCAGTTTGAAGTTTATTTTTTAATTTTTCTAAATCTTTAATTTTTACTTCAAAAGATTTATTTTCAACTGCAACTAATTTATCATATTCTTCTTGAGTTATTTGTTTTTCTTTAAGTAAAATATCTAATCTTTTTAATTCAGTACTATGATCAGATCTTACTTTAACTTCTAAAATAACAATATCTTGAATTTGATCTTTTAAAATTTGTGCTTTACCTAAAGCAACAGATATTACTTTATCTTTAGCTTGATTTACTAATTGATTACCAAAAGTTTTTATAGCAGTAGACTGAGATATGTTTTTAAGAATATCAGGAGAAATAACAGATGATATGTTTATATTATTAGCCACTATGCTGTAAAGTTTCTATTTGATAAAATATTTTCAATTTGCTCTTCTACATTTTCTAACTTATTAGATAAAGCTTGTGCAGCATTATTAAGATCAATCATTGGAGTACCTTCTGGTGATGCTACAATTGTTGTAAGGGCAATACTAAATGTTTGTAATCCTTCTAATAATCCGTCTAATAAATTATATAATCTACCACCTAATACTATAGGCTCGGTTGGTAATTCATTATTTACAGTACCTAAAAATACAGAATTTGTATTTAAATGCACTCTTTCATTTGCATTTAAGTTAATAATATTTTTAGTATTTATCTCAACATTTGTTTTAGCAAATATCATTACTTCATCCTTTTTAGAATTTAAAGTAACCCTATCAGCGTTTACTATTACCTGTGAATTAAAATAATCAGACGGATCTAAAGGATTAGTTAATGGGTTTAAAACACTACTTTTATCTGTTTGTAAAGGTATTTTTTGAGTTGATGTCAGATAAAGAGAAGAAGAATCAGCATTTATTTTTTCTACATATACTTTAGCGTCTGAAACGTAGTTAAATCCATTTGTTAAAATAGTAATAGGACTATCTTCTGCTCCGACAGAACTCCATTCATTTAAATTATTATATAATTTAGTTGTAGACCCAAATCTTAAAGCAGCACCTTGTCTACCTTGTATAATATGATCTCCCTGAAATGAAATTAAATTTCTAACGTTTGGATTTTCAACAAAAGTAGTTCCCAAAGAAGCATTATCATTAGCTGGTTGGGAATTTTGTTGGTTATTATTCCATAAGTTTAAAATTAAATAATAGGTCTCGGTTGATGAGGGAGATATTTGAGTTGCTGGAGATGGTAAGTCATATAAAACTACTAATTCACCTAATACTGGGTAATATTGGAATTGGGGAAATAATGGTTTAGCAACCTTACAATCATTAAAAAAATTGTTATCTAATTTTCCTACTATATCTTGTGCTTGATTATAATCACGATAAAACACAGTACCCATAGCATCAAAACCACCAACTCTTTCAAATTGTTCTTTAGTAGGAGTATTTTCAGTAGTAACCAATCCATATACCCTTCCTACTTGAGTTGGGTTAATAGGGGAAAAATTATTTTTTCCTACTGAAGATAATATATTTGAAAATCCACCTATTTGATACTTCATACTACTGATTTATTTGTACTATAGGAGCCTGTTCTAATAATTTTTGTCCTTGTTCTTGTACTTCTTTTTGTTCAGCTAATAATGCTTCAATTTCACTCATGTCAATTAATTCAGTACCTGAATTTGAATTGGAAGTTGCTGCGCGTTGCGCGATAGCTGCCATCTTAATTAATTGTTCGTTATTTTTTACGTTAACATCAATTAAATCTTTAACGGTAGGCATTAACATTGTTGCAGAACCCGCGTTAGCTGTTGCCATTGGTTTCATAGTATCAATGAAATCACCAATCTGCTTATCAATATCTTTGTTATTTTTGTGTATTTTTTTAAATAAATCCGATAAGGACATACCATCAAATACTGTTACGTCGTCAAAATTAGCCATAAATGCGTTTATCAATAAATATGAATAATTAAATCTTTATATGTCCATGATTATAATATTCATTATATAACTGAGCATATATAAGCTTGAGTTTTTTAATGATTTTAGTAATATGGGGAGTAGATACATCTGTAATTTCGCGTATATAAATGTATAATGCTTTTTTATTAAATATTTCTAGTGTTTCACGCTTACGAAATAACTCAACCACAGCATCAGCAGTTTGAGCGTCTTGTTTTTTAGGAAATAATCTGTATATGTGAGTATCAATATATTTAATATACTGATCCATAAAACTTAATTCATTAAATGCATTTTCTATGTTTTTATCATTTTCATAGAGCATCATTTGTTCATCATCTGATTCATCAACATCAGCTTTTTCTTGAAGTTTCTTGTAGTTGTTTTCGTTGTAAACGATTAAGTAGCGTTTAGCAATAGTACCAAAATAAGAGAATGCTTTACCTTTAGTTGGATTATATAGATGAAGTTTTTCAAGTAAAAATGTAATTACTTCATGTTTTAAATCTTCAATCGTATCGGTATCCGTATAATAAAACTTAAATGTATGAATGATATTTTCAGACAACTTATAAAAACCATATTCAATACGATCATTATAAATACGATTACGTTCAGCTTGATCAGTACAAGCCAAATATTCTACAATAGCATCCTCAGTATCTTGAGTAAAATAAATACGAGGTTCTTTTGGT